TTCAAGTCTGCATTCCATTTCAAATTCTGTTGTCATCATCACTCCATAGGGCAGTTACCCGCCCATTGTGTTGTTAGCTTGCTAACCATTTATTTCCGTTGCAGTGCCGGCAGTCATCCCAGCTACTATGATGAGACCCAACCGAAACCCATGATCCGCCTTGGCCACCGCAATGAGTGCAAGGAACTCGGCTTTCTAGCTTTTTAATTTTAATCTTTAGCTTCTCGATTTCACATTCACCATGAACAGGAGCCATGTAATCGCCCTGAATCTCTGCATTTGAAGCGAAGTCTTTTGCTATTGCTTCGTGCTTTTCTTTGTCAACGCAGATATCAACGCCGTTGTTTGATAGTACCTCGCACCAAGTCTCACTCCAATAAATCTCACTTTCTGTTAAATTTCCCATCAAAACCACCCCTTATCAATTGCAGTGTAAATAACTAATGTATAAAGCGCCGTGCTTACTACTGCTAGTGTTGCGTAATATGCTAGCTTCATAACTCCGCTCCCAGTTTTAGAAACGTTTCTTTATCCATTCCACCAATGCGGCTTACGTTGTTTAGCTGCTTATTCAACCAACCAAGAGGGAATATTTGCTGCATACCTTGCTGGCACACCTTTTTAATATTCGGACTGGTTACGCGTGATTGTACGCAGCGTAACGTGTGTTTAATGGCCTTGTTAGGTTGCTTCTTGTTAAACTCTGCCGCTAGCTCACAGCTAAGTAATAGGCCAGTGAACTCTTTAGCGTCGCGTATTTTATCTTCTGTTTTCATTGCTCAATCCTTAAAATGGGAATTTCTCACCGCACTTGCTGCATTCCAGCTCATACGGGTTATCTTTAGTTGGTGCCTTGTGTAGTGCAATCTTGCATGTAGGGCACTTGTAAGGTGTTAGCTGTTTAATGGTCATTGCTTGCCTCGCTGATCAAAACTCTTTAACGCCAGATGCGTAAAGGTAGCTAAAGTAAATATCTGACTCTCCAAACGAGCTTTCAAGCTGCTTTCTAATGGACTTCTTTGTTTGGTTAATATCACGGCTAAGCATCTCAGCCATCTGTGCCACTTCGTCATAACGCTTAAGCTCGTGAACCTTTGCATTTTCCTTTAGGTAATCTCGAACGTTCTCAGCGCCGATGTTCTTTTTCCAAACTGAAGGTCTTGCGCCTGTTGCAATCGTACATATAATCGCATGCATCTCTGCCATAACCTTTGCTTGCTTGCCTTTTGGTACTCGGCCCACGATGTTGTTAAATAATCCTTTGGTTGAATCTTTGCAGTTCTGGCGAATTGGATTTCTACGAGCCATTCGAATAACTAGTCGCTCACATAAAATGAAGTACTTACGAACTATCATTCCAGTTTCTGAGCCTTCCATCATTGCAACTTGCTTTGCGGTGTCGACAGTTAGGTCGTATTCGTTACCTCTGCGGCCGCCAGTACTTTCGCTCAAATGTGAGCAAAAGTCTTCATCATCAAAAAAACCTTTTAACTTACGCTTTGACCAGTCCTTGAATTGAGTTTTTACTTTAAGCTGCTTGTGGAGCTCTCGCATGTCGACGCAAAAACCCTCATCGCCTTCAGCGTCAAAGATTGCTGGAAGTTGATTGCGGTATCGGTGAATGAGCTTTGCTTCGTCTTCAGTTAAATCAAAAGCGTTAATTAACTCTTTCTTGCTTACAGTTGATAGTGTGTAGTGATCATTCATTGCATCATCTCCTTTGGGCATGGGTCTGATTGGTTGTCGATATCTTGACAGTCGTTAATGTAAGAATAGAACTCACGGTCGGTCATGCTTATCCTTGCTGCTGATATCATTGATAGGCCTATTGCCATTGCAGCTCTGGATATTTCTGACTTGCTATTCATTGAATTGTCGCTAAATGAATCAATGTGCTGTCTGGATGAATCTGTAAATAACGTGTTTAACTTTTTCATAGCTGCTCCTTGTTGGTATGGGTATATTATGGGTATGTATGGTTATAATTACAAATGAATAAAATCGATTGATATCGCCAGCTTTAATCGAAAAAAGCGATTAACACTCGAGAGGCAATAAAAAAGGCCGCTTAGCGACCCTTTTGTTTAGTGGAACTTTCTTAAGTTTGATTCTATGAAGTAATCCATCTCGCTAACAAATCCGTGATTATCTCCCCACCCATGCTCATGTAGCATTGAACCGCAACAGCATAGGTCTGGAGTGCCAAACTTATTCGCCTTTCTTATTATCATTCTATTGCTTATTGTTACGCACAGCATTCTTTCAATAATAATCAGAATCAAACCTGCAACAATTATCGCAGCGAAACATAAAATTACTTCCATTTAAATTACCCTTTCTTCTCATCTATAAAATCAAATATTGTACGACCACCAGCCGCACCACTCTTCTTTGTGCCTGAAGGTGTCATTCCTTCTTCTTGCTCATAGCTTTGTCTAGTGCGCTTTGAAAGCTCTTTGTCGGTTCGTTTATCTTGAACAGCTTTCGGCGGTTCGGGTGGTTGTGGTGCTTCTGGTTCTGGCATTGCTTCGGGTTTGCTATCTTCATGTATACATACTCTTATTAAGTGTCTAACTTTCTCAATCGGTATTCCGCGTGATACGCATTCGGCCTTAAACTCAGAGCACTGCGCCATGTATTCAACATCTCCGAGTTTAAGTAGCTTTCTTATTTCAGCTTTAATGCTCATCGCTCTAGCCTGTCGATCGCTGATATGGTTTGCGACTCATCAAAGCTTTCCCACATCGCATCAACAAAAGTTTCAAAGTCTGCGTATTCCTCTTTAGTTGTATTGTCGAAGTCTACTAATAGTTCGTCTATATAGCGGCGTTTCCATTGTTGTTTATTAATCATAATTTATTTCTCGTTTGGTGTTGACTTGTAACTACTATAGTACTAATCTAGTTACACGGTCAAGGCGAAACGAGATAAATATGGAAAAGAAACAGAAGAAGTTTTACCTACCTCCAGAGGTGGCAAAGGGTATTGAAGAAAAAGCTAAAGCAACTGGAGTTTCAGAAAGTCATTATGCTTCAGAAGCTATCAAAGAAAAATTAAAGCGCGATAAGCGTAAGTAGTAAGGTGAAGAGTGATGAGTAATTTTGATGTAATTCAGTTCGTATCTAGTCAGGTTGACCTATTCAAGGGGTCTGTATCTGACGATTCAATGAGCTGGCAACAAGAAAGCCAGTTTGCTATTCAGGCATTTCAAAAGAATGATTTTCTAGCTAAAACGGCAATGGGTAATCCACAATCAGCGCAGAACGCGATCATTAACGTGGCTGCGATTGGTATTACACTTAACCCTGCTGCAAAACTTGCTTACCTAGTACCGCGTGACCGAGGTGTCCACCTTGATATTAGTTACATGGGCTTGCTTCACATAGCACAATCAACCGGTTCAATTTTGTGGGGTCAATGCAAGCTTGTTTATTCAAATGATACTTACGAGTCAAATGGATTAGATGTAGCGCCAACCCATAAGTACAACGCGTTTGGTAATCGAGGTGATGTTATCGGAGGTTACTGCACAGTTAAGACATGTGACGGAGATTACCTTACTGACGAAATGAGCCTTGCTGACATCAAGAAGGTGCAAGCAACAAGTAAAGCTTCGAATGGACCATGGAAAACTTTCTGGGAAGAAATGGCGCGTAAGACAATCGTTAAACGAGCATCTAAATACTGGCCTAAGATTGATCGACTAGACAAAGCGATTAATTACCTAAATACGGATGCTGGCGAAGGCATTCAGGATGAAGGTGAAAAGGTTGTTGAGCACATCATTGATGTTGACGCTCATATTGCAAGCTTGGCACTTCAGCAAGGTCGCACTGATGCGCAACTGTTCGAGTGGCTAAGTAAGTCATACAAGCGCGAGATTCAATGCTTTGACGATATGACAGAAGACGAAAAGCAATTCGTAGCTAGAAAGCTTGAGGGTAAGGCATGATCAACGTAAATGGAATTACAGGGGTTAACACGTTCAACATAGAGCAAGGCACTGACGACTGGAGAAAGCACCGCGCAGGCGTTATCACAGCTTCAAATGCTCACTTGGTAATTATGGAAGATAAGCGCCCATCAATGCCTGATTGTGTTGAGATTGAACAGGTAAAGCGCGGAGTTAATCGAGTGTCACTTAATGGTGAAGAGTTTGAAGGCACAAAGGCTGCTTGCATTGACTGGTATCGCGATCAGCTTCCTAAGCAAATGACCGATGGCAAGTCTGGTTACATGAATGACCTAATCGGGCAGGTGTGCACTGGATTGGTTCCTGAGTCAGTTAGCTTTAAGCAGGCAGAGTGGGGTCACTTAAACGAAGAACTGGCACGTGATGCATACGAGGCGCGCAACCTAACGATAATCACTCAGGCAGGGCTTATCTATAAAGATGAGTCACTACGCTGTGCAATTAGCCCAGATGGTTTAGACGAAGACTCAACTGAAGGGCTTGAGATTAAGAGCCCGTTCACAACTCAAGTGCACATCGATACTTTGCTTAATGGAAAGATAAAGCCTGAGTACATGGTTCAGTGTCAATATTCAATGTGGGTTACTGGTTGGAAGGTTTGGAACTTTTGCAGCTACGACAATCGAATGAGAGGCGAAGCAAAAAACAGATTACACGTTATACCAGTCGAGCGTGACGAAGAGATGATGAAGTTATTCGATGATCGCGTACCAGCGTTTATCAATAAAATGGATGAAGCGCTAGTGAAGCTAGGCTTTAAATTTGGCGACCAGTGGTCTTGATATGAAAAACATGGATGAGGCAATATTCGCGGTCGGATGCGTAAGGAGTAGAAGTTGCAGAGGCCGTGAAAACTTCCAAGCTAAGTTTGTCGACTGGATTCTTGATAACGAAGATAAGGAATTCACTGTAAAGCAAATCGCAAGGGTGTTTGATGTAGAACAAGGCCGAGTATCCTCATCCATAAGAAATATGAAAGAGCAATATGGATTCGTTTTTTCAAGA